GTCCTTGGCGGTGGTGCTGGTGCTAACTTCGTAAACCTCCAGGCAACTGGTATTACGACAACCAACCAACTTGGAACTACTGACATCGTAGTATCCGCTGGTGCTACCGTAACTGGTGCTCTAGACGTTGATGGTGGTGCTAACATCGCTTCTGGTCTAACTGTAACTGGTGGTGCGACACTTAACAGTGCTGCTGTTAGTGATCTAACCGACGGTCGTGTTGTTCTCGCTGGTTCTGGTGGTGAACTAGAAGATAGCGGCAACCTAACCTTTAATGGTTCTACTCTTGCTGTAACTGGCAATGAGACTGTATCTGGTAACCTAACGGTCTCCGGCGACGCTGGCGTAAGACACGCTACCGCTTCCGGCATCATGACTGCCACTGTATTTGCTACTGGAGCAGAAGGCAGTGCTGTTCGTGTTACTAGCGACACAATCTCCGGTCCCGCAACCCTAACACTTGACCCTGCTGGCGTTGGTGACAACACTGGTACGGTTGTTATTGCTGGTGACCTCCAAGTAGATGGTACGACAACTACCATCAACTCTACAACCGTCAATATTGACGACAAAAACATCCAGATTGCCACTGGCGCTGCTAACGATGCTGCTGCTGATGGTGCTGGTATCACCGTTGATTCTGGTGAGGGTGACAAGACCTTCCAATTCGAAGCAACTGGTGACAACTTCGGTTCTTCCGAGAACATCAACCTCGCTTCTGGCAAGGTCCTCAAGGTCAACAACACTGAAGTTCTAAGCGGCACTGCCCTTTCTTCTGGTGTTAGCGTTGACGTTGCCTCGCTAGACATTGACGGCGCTACCGACATCGGTGCCGACCTAGTTGATGCTGACCTCCTAGTTGTTGATGACGGTGCTGGCGGTACAAACCGTAAGACCGCAATGTCCCGCGTTAAGGATTACGTCCTAGGCGGTGGTGCTGGTGCTAACTTCGAGCAGATCAATGTCTCGGGTATTGCCACTGTAACTTTCGCTGACGCTACAACCCTTAAGGTTGGTGCTGGTGCTACCGTAACTGGTGCTCTAGACGTAGACGGCGGTGCTGACATTGCTGGTGGTCTAACTGCTAACTCTGCTGCTGTATCCGACCTAACTTCTGGTCGCGTTGTTCTAGCAGGTACAGGCGGTGAACTAGAAGATAGCGGTTCTCTAACCTTCTCTGGTGGTACACTAAGTGCTACAACCTTCGATGGTTCTGGTTCTCAACTAACAGACATCCCCAACGCTGCTCTTGATAACAGCACTGTTTCCTTCGGTGGTGTTTCTGTTGCTCTAGGTGCTGCTGACGCAACTCCTGCCTTCAACCTCGCCGATGCTACTGGACTACCCATTAGTTCTGGTGTTGCTGGTCTAGGTGCTAACGTTGCTACCTTCCTTGGAACCCCAAGCAGCGCAAACCTCGCTGCCGCGATCACTGATGAGACTGGTACTTCTACCCTAGTCTTCTCCGAGTCGCCAACAATCAACGATGCTACTCTAACTGGTGATATCACTGGTGGTCGTATCGCTGCTACCAACGTCAATGCTGCTGGTATCGTTACCGCTTCTAGTTTCGTTGGTGCTAACATCCGTCAAACGAACGGTACCCTAATTCCTCTAGTTGGTGTTACAACCGCTTCTGGTCACACAGGTCTTGTTACCGCCTTCAAGTTTGATGGTACAGGTCTAGAAGACTTCACCGTTATTGATGGAACAGCAACAGTCACCATGTCTGGTGTTGCTGCTACCACCTTCACAACGTCTCAGACCATCACCGCAACGCAAGGTCAAACCGCCTTCACGTTCTCTGCTGGTTACACACAAGGGTTTGTTGATGTATACCTAAATGGTGTCCGTCTCGTAACCGGCACTGACTACAACGATAACGCTGACAAGTCCACTGTAACACTCGCTTCGGGTGCTACCGCAGGTGATGAAGTCGAAATCGTTGGTTGGAAGTCTCTAGGTGACCTTGTTCACGTTCAGTCACTTAAGACTGTAAGTGATCTAACGGTTGGTGGTATTGCTACCGCCACTACCTTTAACGGTCAACTCAATACGACTGGTATCGCGACTGCTGCTACCTTCGTAGGTGCCCTAACAGGTAACGCAGACACCGCAACTGCTCTAGCATCTGCTAGAAACATCGGTGGCGTATCGTTCGACGGTACAGGCGACATTAACCTACCTGGTGTAAACCAGACCGGTAACCAGGATACTTCTGGTAACGCTGCTACCGCGACTACTCTAGCAACTGCTAGAACACTATCACTCGCTGGCGATGCTACAGGTTCTGCCTCCTTCAATGGTGGTGCTAACGCTACCATCACAGCAACGCTTGCTAACAGTGGTGTTTCCGCAGGCACGGTTGGTTCTAGTTCCGCAATTCCTATCATCACAGTTGATGCTAAGGGTCGCGTTACTAACACAAGCACCGCAACTATCGTTACAACCCTAACGGTTGATGGTGACAGCGGTTCTGAGGACATCTCACTAGCAACAGAGGATCTAACGATCTCTGGTGGTACTAACGTAACCACTACCGCCGCTTCTAACGGCGTCTCGGTTGCTCTAGACCCCAACATTAACCTCACAAGCGTAACTGCTTCTGGTGCTGTTCAGGGTGCTACAGTCACCGCTACGTCATCTGCCGTACTCGCCTCCGCAAGGGTCTCTGACCTAACTGCTGGTCGCGTTGTGACTGCTGGTGCCTCCGGTGAACTTCAGGACGCTGGTACGTTCACCTACGACGGTACGACGCTTTCTGCTCCTGCCCTAAGTCTATCTGGTAACGCAGTCGTCGGCGGTAACCTTACCGTTAACGGCACGCTCACCAGCATCAACACGACGAACACGACGATTGAGGATACACTCCTCGAACTACAGCGTTCTTCCTCTGGTGACCTAGGCAGCGATACCAACAAAGACGTTGGTCTCGTCATGAACTACTATGATGGTTCTGCTAAGAAGGCAGCGTTCTTCTGGGATGACTCCGCTGGTCGCTTCGTCTTCGCGAGCGAGTCTGCTGAGAACACCGGCGTTCTAACTCCAAGCGCCTACGCTGGATTGGAAGTTGGTTCCCTCTACGTGAACGACTGTGCTGGCGCTTCGCAGGTTATCTCCTGCTCCGGCACCACACGTTCCCTAGAGAACATCACAATCGACGGCGGTTCGTTCTGAACCCCCTGACAACTGACTAAATACTGGGGGTCTTCGGACCCCCTTTTTTATTATCTACACGTATGGATCCTGAAATTTCTGCGCTGATGAGCGTGTATCAGAAGCGCCTGAACGACATGACAGCGCAGGCGATTGCCTATGAGGCAAGGATTGCTGTGCTTACAGCAACTCTACAGCAACTTCAGACGCCACAGCAACCTGTAGCAGAAGAACCCGCACCTGTTGCTAAGAAGCGTGGTCGCAAAACACCGGAGACTACTGATGCCGGTTCTTTCTGATGAAAGGCAACTCATCTTCTTCTGCGCTATTCCAGGTAGCGGATGGGCAAAATTATCACTTCTCTTAGGATGCTGTTCTAAACTCAACATAAACAAGTCGGATAGACGACCTGAATGGGTAGAAGCAGGAAAACTAGGAGATACTAAGCACATATTCCACAAGGGATGTTTCTGGGATCCCATGCGGGAGTATGGTGCTGGATTTGATGATATTGGAGCGAACTACACTAAAGAAGAATTTATTCAAGAGTGCTTGCGTCCATTTGCTGAGCATGATGATAAAAACTATTTGATACGCTCTCACTTTTTTGCGGAGACTAAGAACCTCGATTGGTTAGTAGAAAATTTTCCAAATAATAGGATCATTTTTGTCTTAAGAGAACCAGGTCCTTGCTATGAAGGTTGGACAACTGGTATGACATTTACAAAGCACTATCCAAATTATAAAGCATGGATGAAGTATACTTTCATCGATGACCATCCCGAAAATTATAAACGATTTTGGGAACTAATCAATAAACATGATGCGATGATTAGGAACTGGATTTTAGATCGTGATTGTTATATCATACAAGCAAACAGAGCATTCCTTAATAAACTTGGATATGTTTGGGATGAGGAAGGCAAAGAGGAATATCAAAAAATGATACACACTCACCAGTTCCACAGAGTAGAAGTTCCAAGATATGATGCACCATTTGTTTTCTATAACTGTAATGATTTCTTTGAGGTATCATCATGATTAGAGATGATCAAATAGTGTTCTTCTTAGGAATACCTGGATCTGGGTGGGCAAAAATTGACTCGCTTCTTAGATGCTGTAAGAAGTTTAAGTTTAACGAATCAGATATTAACGAAAATACAGTATGGCAAAGAAATACTAATAGGTATTATCTCAACCATAAAGGTCACTTCCTAGGTCCAGGCAGTGGTGTGGGTGAAGGTTTCCGGGATATTGGTGCCAACTACACAAGAGAATCTTTTATAGAGGAGTGTCTAAAAGTATATGAGGATGTTAATGATGAAGACAATTACATGTTCAAGTGTCATTGGTTTTGCGAAAGACACAATATCAATTGGTTGATTAGAAATTTTCCCAATAGTAAGTATATCGCAGTTTTGCGTGATGTAGAACTCTGCAATCATCGATGGTTAGAGTCGATGACTTTCAATAAAGACTATCCAAATTATAGTGCATGGATGGTTAAGGAAGACCCTGATGAAGAGTTTGGCAAGCACTGTATTGAGAATGAACAGAATCTCAAAAGATTAAATCGTCTACATGATAACGAGTTAAGGTCTTTTGTTCGTAGATACGCGGATATTATATTCTGTCCCACAAAATATATGCTAGATCGAATGGATTTTAAATGGGACGAGAAGGGTCACCACGAGTTTACTTGGTATAAAAGATGCTATATTTCTGACGTTAATTTGTATACTAGAGCACCAAAGTACGAAACCTCAATCGCGTTTTATAACTGTAATGAAATCTTATTTTAGCGGTAAGTGGTCAGACTCCAGTATGGATGGTTATCCATGCTCTGGGTGGACTCTGATTGATTATGTGAATGGAATGAATCCCGATCGAGTCTTGGATGTTGGTTGTGGATTTAATCGCTTCAAGGATAAGATCAACAATCTTATGGGTATTGATCCTTACAATGATGCTGCCGATGTCAAAATTTCGTTAGAGCAATATGATGGTCCTACAGTAGACATTGCCCTATGCTTGGGATCTATCAATTTTGGTGATGAAGAGACTATTGACCATCAAATTGATATTCTTGATAGCATTTGGACAAAGAAAGCGATCTTTAGAGTAAATCCTGGATTACCACATGTATGGGCAAACCAGGAGGAATGGGATGGTATAACTTGGTACCCTTGGACCAAAGATAAGGTGTATAATATCGCCGAAGAGTATAAATATAACGTGGACCGGTTTGTAATTGAACAAACAATCCAAGGTCACGACCGTTATTATTTCGAATTTTCTAAATAATAGCGTTATAGAAAATATTTCTGATAATCTCAATCCTACGGAGTTAAATTCAATGCTTTCTGGAAAGGAATTTGTAGCCCAGATTAAAGAAGAGAACGCAGGTCTCTTCGCCGAGTCCCGTTCGAATGTTCGTCGCTTCTTTGCTTCTAATCCTAGCAAGGAGAGCATGATCGAGCACTTCCGTGGACGTATGGTCAACGAAGCTCAGAACATGTATGCCATCTCTGCTGAGGTTGCTGCTGCCCCCGCTTCGATGCCTGTTGCCGAACTAGAGCTTCTAACCAAGCAAGCTCATGACGAAGCCAAGCACTTCCGCATGGTCAAGGAAGTTCTTGAGCACATCTCCGGCGAAGCCGTTGATGTAGAAGCACTATTCGCTGCCGAATCTGCTGCTCCTCAAGCCAAGGGTGCTTCCCTACTTGAGAAGTATGAAGCTTCGGAAGACGCCGCTGCTCTTGCCGCTTATCAGCTCGTTGCTGAAGGTCGCGCCGAAGCAGTCTGGTCCGAAATGGCTGAGTGTGTTGAAGATTCGTTCATCGCCGATCGCTACGCTGCTATCGCCAAGGACGAAGGTTTCCACTCCTCCATCGGTGCCCGCAAACTCGCCGAACTCGCCGAGGGTGCTGCCGAAGTCCAAGAGCGTATCTTCGCTCTAGTCGCCCAGATGCGTGCTGACCTCGCCGAGATCAGCGCCAAGAACACCGCTATTGCCGTTTACTGAACGGTTGGCGTCCAGCCCTAATAGTCTCGTCTAACCAATGGTCTTTGACGGGACTTACATACTTTCCGTTGGCATCGCCGGTTATGAACTGGTCGATGCCTTCGGTCGTTACAGGGAACTTTAGTTGATGACCAATGTATTTGATGTACTCATCTTTCCACATGAAGAATGCTTCGTGAGATAAGAAATGGGTATCAATATAAGGGTCCTCTAAGATAGACTTATAATACCCCATAGCGGTCGGTAGGGTTACTTCCCCACCGACCCTTTTTTGTTGGACAGCATTGATATTTTGATCTCTGACAATGATAGCAACGACGGGTTCGTATCCAAGATGCATTGCCTGATGGCAGACTTCTAGAATCTTTGGCACCTGTCTGACGCCATCATAAAAGAATGGTACACTGACGTTGGCAAGGAAGAAATCCCCTTCAGGAAATTCTAGCTCTTCAGGATATACCCAGTAACGAGCAAATGGTTCCTCATCAGAGGGAACCCAGTAATTATCTTTGAGTTTTTCCCATCCAACGACTTCTGGGTGTTGACTCAATACCCTAGCAAATAAATGATTACCAGAACCTTGTGGACCAGTGGTGATTAGAAGTTTCCTTTTCATCGTTTTCTGAGTTTTGTTGGTTTAAAATCGCAGATATATTTCTGGTTAGCATCATTTATAATTACATTAGATATGCTTGAATAATCAATTGGTATATTTACTCTCAAAGAACGTACATATCGCTCCTTGTATAAAAGAAGTGATTCATAACTAAGAAATATAGGGTCTTTTATTTCCGGTAAGATATCTAAAAACTCATGTGCTGTGGGGACGTTCCATCTTCTTGTTTGTTGAAGATCTAGGATATTTTTGTCCCTAGATGTAACTGCGACTTGGACATCAAATCCAATGTCTTCTAACACGTCAATAAATTTTGATACTTTTGGTATTGCCTTATTACCCTTTACGTCACCACCAAAAGGAACACTCATGTTGGTAAAGTAATATTCATGATTCCAAGTCATATCATATAATAAGTTTGGATTCATCCATGAAGAATGGAATGGTTCTTCATTGTGTCCTACCCAGTATCTTTTCGTAAGCTCACTCCACCCACATACATCAGCATGACTAGAAAATATTTTACTCCAACAATGATTTCCCGATCCTTGAGGTCCTGTTACAACTAATATTTTCTTGGACATTAACAACACTTGACTGGTTTTTCGGGTTGAGGACCTGTGGGTCCTTCTTTGAAGGGATTCAGAGGTGCTGGAACACCGGTCTTATTACAATCATCAAGAGGATTCTCATCCACATACGTGATGTATTTACTATTGGCATCTTGCTCTAGAATAACATCTACACGCTCATCATACCAAGCAACGGGGATGCTGAGTTTAAGAGACTTTAGATATTCCTGTTTGTACAGATATAGCAACTCATAACTCAAGTAAGTCACGTTACCCATGTGTGGCAACTGATCTAGGAAATGGCGAACAGTGCTCTCTTCACGAAGGCGTGTTTGTTGATGATTTAGGATATTCTGATCTCTCCCGATAACAAGAATCTCTACATCAATACCCAGGTCTTCTGCTGCTTGTGCGAACGCAGGTACATTGGGACACCACTTTGTACCCTGACCTTTAATCCCTAGAGGAACACTGATGCTGGTAAAGAAGTAATCCGACTGATCCCAATCAAAGTCTTTTAGTAGTTCTGTATTTTTCCAACAGTCCGCAAACGGTTCTGAGATTCTGTGTGCTTCCCAGTAATTGTTTAGAAGACTCTTCCAACCAAACACATCCTCATGTAGAGAGAAAATCTTTGACCATAGATGGTTGCCAGACCCCTGTGGACCTGTGAGGATAACAAGTTTTTTCAAGTGGGTGCTCTTTCTCATACTAATTATACCACCTAAATATCTCTACTACAAGCCGTGTCTTTACACGCAGTTCGCTCTTTAGCACCATGGCAAATCCAAAAATAAAGGTAAAACGTTCCTCCGTTGCAGGAAAAGTACCGGCACCCACACAATTAGAACGTGGTGAGTTAGCAGTAAACTCATACGACGGAAAGGTTTATATTGTAAAAGATCAGTTCTCTGTTGGAATCGCTACAACAACGACAACTGTAAACCCATGGTTAGAAACTGGTATAGGAGTAGGACTATCATATTCTGGTGATGTAAAGATTGTCGGTATTCTTACTGTTGGATCCTCTTCACTTACATTAGATGGCACTAATAATACAGTTAAAGTTGGAACTGCTCTAACATTAGGTCATTCTCAGGGACTACAGTTTCATACTCAAAATTTACATGCAACAGGTTTTGAAGTAAATAATATTAATGTATCAGGTGCCTCAACGGTTGCTGGAACACTAACTGTAAATCATGGTATTACTGGCAACATAAACTCTACTGGTATAAGCACTATATCAGGGTTTACGTTCCCCTCAACCGACGGGAGTGAAGATCAGGCACTTGTTACTGATGGAAATGGTTCCTTATCATTCAAAACACTATCAGGTGGTGGAGGAGGTGCTGTAGGTAGTGCTACAACTATTAGCACATCTAATACTGTGGCAACCCAAGGACAAACTGCATTTATTGCGCCCAATGTATTTGATGACGGTGTGCAGGCAACTACATTCTCTGTACAGGTAAGTATCAATGGTGTCAAGCAGAGATTAGGTGCTTCTAATGATTACCAATTAGCAGCACCACGAACAGTAACTTTCAACTCTGGTCTTACCGCAGGGGATAATGTACAGATTAGTGTCTATTTTGGACACACGTTTGAAGAAGAATTTTTTACGTCAGCGCAGAACCAAGCAACATTTACGCTTTCTGGTAATCTTGCTGCTGCTAAGAACTATAGAGTTTTTCTAAATGGAGTCAGACTTAGAAGAGATATTGACTATCAGGCATCTTCTGCTGTTGTTTTAGCGGAACCTTGTCGTGCTGGTGATGAGATTGATATCTGTTCAGATCAAGCAGAAGACCAACTAACTGCTAATGCTGGTCAATCGTCATTTGCCCCATCAAATTCCGATACATCTTCGGATAATATGGAAGTATATTTGAATGGTATCTTATTACAAAGAACCGTTGATTGGACTATTGGCAGTCCTGCTATCACAATTATCAACCCAGCAAGTGGTCTAGATCTAGGTGACGAGTTGGATGTTGTCGTAAGACGTTCATAAATAAAGGAAAGTAGGACTAAATATGGCTAAACCTGCTTCAAGACAGGAACTAGTTGATTATGCCAAGAGGCAGTTGGGTTACCCTGTCTTGGAGATCAATGTTGCTGATGAGCAAATTGAAGATCTGGTAGATGACGCCATTCAGGTATATCAAAACCGCCACATGGATGGTGTGGAATTGATGTACCTGAAGTATAAGATTGATCAAAATTTCCTAGATTCAATCAGGGCAAGGGGAGATAATAAAGTAATTGGTATTACTACTACGACTACGACGGCTAATATCACGGGTGTCGGAACAACCGGAGTTGGAATCTCTACCTATAGATTTGAGGAGACACAGAACTTTATTCAAGTTCCTGATGCTGTCATCGGAATCGAAAAGGTATGGAAGCTTGATAACCGTGCAATTAGCACGAACATGTTTAGCGTCAACTATCAGTTGTTCCTAAACGAAATCTATTGGTTTAGTTCGACTGAGTTGCTGAACTATACAATGACCAAAAGGTATCTGGAGGATATTGATTTTATCCTACACCCAGATAAGCAGATTAGATTTAACCGCAGGCAGAACAGACTATACCTCGACACAGATGCTGGCAGTCTACAGGTAGATGATTATATCATCATCCAGTGTTATAGGACATTGGATCCCAATGAGTTCACCAAGGTATATGATGATGTATTCCTGAAGAGATACTTCACTGCTCTACTGAAGAAGCAGTGGGGTGCCAATATGATGAAGTTTAAGGGTGTCAAACTACCTGGTGGTGTTGAGATGAATGGTCGTGAGATCTATCAGGATGGTGTCAATGAGTTACAGGCACTAGAAGAGAAGATGAATAACGAATATGAACTACCACCAATGGATATGATTGGCTGATGCTTAATCCATTTTTTAGTCAGGGAACAAGTAACGAGCAAAATCTCGTTCAGGAACTTATAGACGAACATATTAAGATGCATGGCATCGAGTTCATCTATATGCCAAGACAGTTTGTCAATAGAAAAACTGTGATGCGTGAAGTTACAACTTCTCGCTTCGAAAAATCTTTCCCTCTTGAGGGGTATATTGAGAACTACCAAGGTTTTGGTGACAATCACAATATACTCACCAAATTTGGTGTGAGATCTACTGCTGAGATGAAAATCATCATCTCACAAAAACGTTATGAAGAGTATATTTCATTTATTCTGAATGACCTAGATTCAATCAATCAGTTTGGTGGTATTGGTCTACCAAGTGTTCCCCCAAGACCCCTAGAGGGTGACCTTATGTATTTCCCACTTGGGGACATACTATTTGAGATCAAATATGTTGAACACGAAAGTAATTTTTATCAACTACAAGAGAACTACACATATACTTTAACATGTGAACCCTTCGAATATGAAGATGAGAAGATCATCACGGGTATCGAAGAAGTTGACGATGACTTTAGAACTATTGGATATAATGCTACGTTGACTTTGGCAAGTGTTGGCACCACTGCCACAGCGATGACCAGTCTTGTTAATGGTGGTATTCATGAAATTAAGATTGTTCATGAGGGCACAGGATACACAGCAGATCCAACGATTAGAATTTCCCCACCAGTAACAGGTAGACGTGCTACCGCTGTTGGTATTACAACTGTCAACAGCAGCGGAACTAGGTCGTTGGAAGTTGTGAGGATTACAGATCCTGGTTTTGGTTATACATCTACACCTGCCATCAGTATTGAAACTGATGATGGTAAGGGTTCTGGTATTCAACTCCAAGTGGGCATTGCTACCACTGGTGCTGTCGGCATTATCACTGTCAGTAACAAAGGAGACGGTTACATTGTACCCCCAAATATTTCTTTCAGTGCTCCGCCCGCTGGTGGTGTCAGTGCTGCTGCTACTGCCCTCCTTCAGGGAGACGGAAAACTTGCTGCAATCCAAATCACCAATGCTGGTTATGGATATGCGACAGCTCCTACTATCACCGTGGGAGCTGCCGGTACCGTGGGTGTAGGTACGTTCCTAAATGGCGACACTATTCGCGGAGTGTCCTCTGGCACAACCGCATACGCCACAACCTGGAATCAACCCACCAAGAAACTTACTGCGAAACAACTCACTGGTAAGTTCCAACTTGGAGAACTCATTGTTGGAACTGCTAAGACTACAGGTGAGACAATTGCTTACCGTCTAAATAGCGTTAACTACGATGATGATGACGCTTACGAAGACAACCAGGAGATCGAAGCAGAAGCAGACGCTATCCTGGACTTCACGGAGCAAAATCCTTTTGGTGAGGCATAATGTTTGGTAATTACTTTTATAACGAGACTATTAGGAAGACTGTCATAGCATTTGGCACGCTCTTCAATAATATCTCCGTGAAACATAAGAATGGAGATAGTACGGTTAGCACAATCAAGGTGCCGATCGCATATGGTCCTATTCAGAAGTTTCTTGCTCGTGCTGAGCAGCAACCCAATTTTGATCGCAACGCAGCAATCACGTTGCCAAGATTGTCATTCGAGATTGTAAAATATCAGTACGATCCTTCTCGTAAGGCATCACCAATTACAAAGTTTTGTCTTGTTCCAGACAGTAGTAAGAACAAGATCAAGAAAGTTTTTATGCCGGTCCCATATGATATTGGGTTCCGTCTAAGTTTTGCTACCAAGATTCAGGACGATGCTCTACAAATTCTAGAGCAAATCCTACCATTCTTCCAACCCGCATACAACGTCACTATGACGATGATTGAGGGTCATGATGAAAAGAAAGATATCCCATTCACACTAAACAATATCCAGTTTCGTGATGAGTATGAAGGCGACTTCAGCACTCGTCGTGCTATTGTTTACGAACTAGACTTTACTGCTAAGACATACTTCTATAACGAGATCCCAACAGATGCTTCTGGTGGTATTATCAAGCGTGTTCAGATTGATTATAGCACAACACGTCGTGGTCCAAGAGAAGTCAGATACTCAGTTGTTCCTACTGCCACTGAGGATTACAACTCCGATGGCACAACATCACTGACAGCGGAAATCAATCCTAAGCAGACTCTGCTGAAGGTGACAAGTTCTGCTGCTCTTGTTCAGTACCAGTTTATTCAGGTCAACAAAGAGGTCATGCGTGTTGAGGAGATTGACAATACAAATGTCATTGTATCTCGTGGACAGTATGGCACAGAGATCGTCACACATAATGCTGGCGATACCCTGAACCTAATCAATGCCAATGATAACGCTCTGATTGAGGTCGGAGACGACTTTGGTTTTGATAGCGATATTGAGTTCTTTGGCGATCTAAAATCTTATAGTCCTTCTCAAGGCACTGACATCTGATGGATAAGCAATTTGACGCTATCGATAAGGCACTTGACGTGAAAGCAGAGATCGTCGAGAAGTCTAAGGAAGTGAAGGAGATCGTCAAACCAGACGAAGATCCCGAAAAGGATTACGAATATAGTAGAGCACAACTCTATAACCTAATCGATAAAGGTCAGGAAGCAGTTGATGGTATCCTAGAACTAGCACAAGACAGTCAACATCCTCGTGCTTTTGAGGTTGCTGGACAGTTGATTAAGTCTGTTGGTGACGTTACCGATAAGTTGATTGATCTTCAGAAGAAGATGAAGGACCTAGAAAAACCACAGGGTGGTCAAAGTCCCAAGACAGTCAA